AATATTGCTCCATATATCAGCGAAAAACTTTTTCGTGTCGTTCCACTTGTTCATTATCCAATCGGCTGCTTTACCCGGCGCTTCTTTTATTGCGTTCCAAGTTTTAGAAGTGGCATCTGCTATACCTTGCCACAAGTCGGCAAACCATTGTTTCGTATCTGTCCACGCTTGTTTAACAGAATTTACTGCGTTCTTTGTACCATCTACCAATCCATTCCATGTGTTCGAAAAGAATTCTTTCATACCTTCCCATGCGGAAATAATCCAATCTACTGCTGCACCTACTGCTTTTTTTATCCCTTCCCACAAGCCGATCCAAAAGTTTCGAAAATCATCACTTGTGTTCCAAAGGTAGATGAATGCACCTACTAAGGCTATGACAGCAGATATAATTATGGCTATCCAGTTAGCTTTCATAACTGTATTCAGAATCTTTTGAGCTATCGTAGCTCCCTCGGTTGCTAAAGTCCATTTTTTATAGGCAGCAGCGACCATGTTGACTTTATTTTGAATAGAAACTACTGTCGAAAATATAGTAAAATAGCCAATTAACGCTATTATCGTTGGGATAAAAGGTTTTAGCGTATTCCATAAATTAGTCAAAAAGTTTATTGCTGGCGGAATGCTGTCGGTGATCGCTTTGAAAGCTACGTTTACTGCCCCTTTGATCTTGTCGAAGTTTTCAGCAATCGATCCAAGCCCAGCATCTTGCATCCCTTCATCAATCGCTGTAATCACATTCGCCAAACCTTTTATAACTGCTGTCTTGATGTTTGCAAAAGAGGTTCTGATACCAGCCGAGTTCTTTTTAGCTAGTTCAGCAAATCCGCCAACACCTTCGTTCAGTTCAATCAATCGGCCGTTAAAATCATCAAAGGTTATATCACCTTCTTTTAGCGCATCATATAAGTCATTCGCCGAGTTTACACCTTGATCACTAAAGGACTTTGATACCTTATCCATCGCAATTGGCATCGTCTCAAGCAAAGAGCGCCAAGACTGAAGGTCAACTTCTCCTTTTGATAGCATTTGTTGATATTGTTGCGCTCCGCGGCTTGCGTCAGCTGAAGATGCACCACTGGCCAAAAAAGCATTATTCAGGGCAATCGCTGTATCTGTTCCCTTTTGCAAATCACCCGTTGAAATAGCTAGCTGTTGAGCGCTAGATACGATTTCATCTAAACTTGTTGGCAGTCCATCTATTCCGTTTGTAAGCTTGTTCATTGAGTCGTCTACTTCTTGGGTTGAGTAGCCCAGTGCTTCCATAACAACCGGATATTTGTTTAATGTATCGAAACGATCAATCGCACCGTCCATCGAACTTTTGACTAACCCAATTGCTGAATCCACTAATTTAAAAACCCCGATACCTTTAGCGATATCGAGGATAGAAGTATTCGTTTTTTGAGTGCTGCTATCTAAGTTGTTCATCGAACTATCAGCATTCTTCATGGTAGAAGAAAAATTCTTGTCAACAGCCGAAAGGATCGCTTCAACGCTATATGATTCCATAGTTTTCCTCCTTTCCTCAGGAGTTTACAAATCTCGGTACTTTTTCATCCTTGCCCAAGATTTTGTTTTCAAGTTTTTCCTTGTTAAAGAATTTTTCGAAGGTGTCAAATAAAGGAACCTCGTATTTACCACGTTTTTTAGTAGCTTTAACTTGATTATTCGCCCATGCTTGGTAATGAATAAGCTCTTGTTCGTCTAACCTTTTGAGACGATAAGCAATAAGCCTTGTTTCGTATTCCGTCATTGTCATTCGATCAATGTCTAAAAAGTCAGTAATCCCGAGATAACGCAGACAGTTTATCTGGACAGTGGCATAAAAATCTTCTTCTACTTGCTTTCCTTGATTCTGTTTTCGATCGTTAGTGTTTTTTTCTTTGTAAATTCCGACTTTTTTAATTCTTCTAGTACCAAATCAAAGAGTTTATCCGAGCCAATTTCACCAACTAAGGCGACCAAATCCTTTTCCGCTACTCGTGGCGACTCTGTTGCGTTTGCTACTTTTAACATTTCAATCAAAGTCTCAATTTCTTCGTTGAAGAAATTCACTAGCGTTGAATCTAAGCCAAGCTTCATTGTCATCCCTTGTTCTACAACGGAATATCTACGGTTCATTTCACGGATAAACCCAAATCCAAAAATAAAGCTATACTCTTTGTCGTTAATCGTTAGTTCCATTTATTCATCCTCCTAAAAATAAAAGCACTCAATTAAGAGTGCTTAACCTTCTGGTGTTTGTTTTGTTGTGTCCACAAATGCATATTGAACTGCATTTTGTTGTTCGGTTGTTAGTGTTGCATATCCGTCCTGATGAACCATTTGTACGGCGTATTCCAATGAAACTTCAACATTATCTTCGGCAGAAGCAGTTTCTTCGTAGTTTGAGATATACACTTGCATATATTTGGATGCAAATTTCCCTGTATCACCTTCTTGTGGTTCGAGCTTGTCGATGATCCATGCTTCAACTAATTTGTTGTTCATAAATGCATCGTAAAGCATTTTGAGAGTTGCGCTGCCACGTTCATATAAAGCAGTGGAACTGAAATCATATTCAATTGCCCCTACAGTTTGCGCTGTTCCATCTTTAGTTTCGGTAGCATCTGTACTGCGTGACATACCAAATGTATGTTCGGTTTGATAGGTCACAGTTTTGGCAGCTTCTTCAGCCTGTTTTTCAAAATCCCGATAGACCAAAATGACGTCAATACCTTTTTTTAGTGCCATTTAAATTCCTCCTATTAATCTAAAATTTAATTCAATAATCGCTCGTTTAAGCGGTGTGTTTGTACTTGTGTCTGTTACCGTCTGTATGTCGCTTGCATTGGTGTCTAGCGTCCATGAATATCCGTCAGATGTCTTTACTTGCATCGCTTGCTCAAACAAAGCAGAAGCCATTTCAGACACCTGTTTTCGCTTCTTGTGCAAACCCCATACAGAAATGACAATCACGACATTTCCCAAGACGTGAGACTTGTTGGCGGAGTGAAGTGTTTGAATATCTTCAAATTCCACGAACGGGTAGCTAGTATCACTCGCTGGTTTGTAGTCGTATGTTTGATACCCCAATACATTGGATCGTTTAAACATTTCATCAAAGATCGATTGTTCTCTAGTCTTCATCTATTCCACCAACTTATCCATATCAGATTTAAACTGCGCCTTCTGCTTGTTGAAAGCTGGTCGCATAAATGGTTGAGCTGATTGGAACCTTGTTCCGTACTCCAAATAAGGAGCGTAATCGGCGGTAGGTTTCACCTTTCCTGTTAAACCGCCATCGCTCAAATCCATAGTTATTGATCGTCTCAAGTTACCAGTATCGACTGGCGCTTTACGTTGTGCGCCTTGTGTCAATTCGGCTGTATTCTGTTTGACGATCTGCTTCACATCTTTCATATTTGCATTAGACTTGAGTTTCATCGTCAATTCGCTAACACCTTTGAGAGAAACATTCCTTCTAGCCACCAGAAGCCACCTCCTGCACAATAAACGTATTCTTCAATCGTAGATTCCGTTCCGTCACAATCTCAAACTTCTGTGTTTCTTTAGTCAGCTTGTTGTAAATCAGCACATAATCCCATTTCTTGGTATATGGACGTAACAAACGAACGACTTTAGCGCCTTGCTTGATATCACCAAACAGCACCTTTGATCTATCTGTGCCTAAGTCAGTGACGTTGGCGCGTAGTTTAGTTTCTTCTTTGGTGCCGTCAACATGTATGCTTAGCACAGGGTCGTAGTATTCGTCTTTCTCGATAACAAAAGTTACTTTCGTGTCATATCTCATAAGAACCTCACCACACCACTTTTAGGTTTGCTGGTTTCGTTTTGTTTGTCGTTGTAAGCAGCAATATCGTCTTCAAAGTCATCAAGCAACTTACCATAAGTAATAGACTCACCTTCTTGGCTATATGAATTCATTCCTTCATCGCCTTTGCGGTTGAATCTCTTGATAGTACATTCAACCACGATATAGTTTAAAGCCGCAGGAACGGCTTCTAAGAACCCCAAACGCACGCATAACTGGCTTGAAATTCGCTTGATGAAGTCTGTAAGCTGAATGTCTAACTCTGTGTCATCGACTTCTAAAGAGCGTTTCACTTCTTCTAAGGTTTCGTTCATGACTGCCTCCTTTCAAAATAAAAAGGCTAGTCGGATGACTAACCTTCGTTTGCAGCTTCTAACAGTTTTTCATAGTCTGCTTTGACTTTCGCATCTTTGTAATCCACACCAAGTGCATCTAGTTCAGCTTTTAAGTCATCGATCGTCAGCTTGGTTTTTACAGGTTCGATGAAACCACCGCCTAAGCGTGCGAGATTCGCTTCGATTTCATCAGCCCGTTCTTTTGTGATGTCGATTGTACTATCAACCTTGTACAAGTCTTTCGTGTGGATGTCCTTGAAATTTTTCAACACTTTGTATTGTGGCAATTAAATCACCTTACCCTTCTGGAGTTTCAGCAGGTTCGATTTTACCGAATGCAGCATCTTTGACGATCATAAAGCCGACATCCATCGTCGCACGCAATGCAACCAATTCTTGTTCAAACAAGTTTACAGGTGTACCATCTTCGTTTTTAAGCGTGGACAATTGCGCATCTTCTGAAATCTTGAATGAGATGTTGAATGGAATGCCATAGAACATATAATTGAAGTCACCAGCATACAACTCACCTTTACCCAATGCTTTCAAGTCAACTACGGGTAATCCGTCAATCGTATTCGCTGGACGATCATAGATAAATTCGTTCCCACTGTCTGAGCAGCAGAACGCAATTCCGTGCGGTTTTTACGATTTGAGATGAACGCATTTGGTTCAAATTCGTTTTCACCCAAAGCATCTTCTAATGCCAAAATGTTGTCATAAGTCAAAGGGCCGTTGATAACATTAGCTGCTGCAACAACAGACTCTTCTAAAGATTGTGGGAACGGATTGTCAGTGTTGAGTAATGCAGCTGCATCAAACTTTTTGTAGAAAGCTTCAGCAATTTTAGGCTGCATTACAGTGAAGAAATCTGACATTTTATAATGCAAGTACTCCCGCGACACAGGGATAATTACACCTAGCTTTTTAGCAACCATTGTCGCTTGCAACCATTTAGGTTTAGACGTTTGAATCTTTTCGCCTTCACCAACCCAGTATGCGCCAGGACCTTCAGCAAAGTATTCAAATTTCTTTTCCTTATCTGTCATTTCTTCGTATTTCGCCAATTGCATCACTTTAGAGTTTTCCATGATGTCGTTGATAATCAATGTATTGTATTTGTCTGGGATCTTACCCTCTTTAGTTTCGTATACTGTTACGTTATCTGGATTCCATGTTTGTGCCATATCCTAATTCCTCCTATTTGATAATTCGATTTTTAGCAGCTAAATTAGCCACCGTTTGTTTTGTTTCTTTGTCAGCTGTAAATTGACCGCCTTCACCTGGTGTAGTCTGCCGTGCATTTTCTTTCTTGATCAGTGATGCAAAGTTTGTAATAACCGCAACAGCCTTTTTAGTAGCTTCTGCATCGTCTGAAACAATCAAGCCTAGCAATTCATCATCTTGGGGTAAGCC